TGGCCGGGTTTGGCATTAACTGCGCCGCATAGTGCGATACCAAACATCACTGCTAAAAGAGTCTTTTTCATAAGAACCTTGTTTGTTAAAGTAAAGTTAGTATACACAAAAAGAAAGGGCCCGTCAAGGCCCTTTCTACTATTTTGGGTAATAAGGTATAGTTACCTCACCTTGGCTCAAGCGGCCATGGAATATTGTGAATCGTTTGCGATTACTTTTTGCGTGTCTTCGATCGGGTCACCCCAATCCTAACGGCTTCTACATTGCCGGACTGTCCATTTCATTACTCTTGACCCTGTCGAAAACCAGGTCAGGCCCATCATAAACACACTCAAATCTGAAAGGTATCGGCTGTGCCGCTATGTGTCTATAACACTACCACTTGGGACTTAAACCCACATGTGTTTATGGTGGACCTGGCGGGAGTCGAACCCGCGTCCAGAATCCTTTTCTGTCAACTTCATACAGTCTTACTATTGAGATTACTCTCAAATCTTACCCCAACTAATCTTCATCCAAATTCTTTCATGAATATAATAATCTAATGAAAGAATCAAATGTAGGAAAGTACTAAATCCAGTTGATTCTGAAAGATTGCCTGTATACATATAAGATAACAAAATTGTCAACATCCAAGCACTAAGTCTATATGTGATACTTCTTGCTAATGTTCTTTTATGCGATTCCATTATACTGGCGCATTTGGGGGAATTAAATTATAATATTTTAATATGCAAACAACCACAGCGAGTATTGCTGTAAAAGTGACAGCATATCTACTCCATTGTTTTTGTTCTTCTTCAAATTCAGGTGTATTCATTCTTTCCCATTCTTCTGCAAAAGTACCCCATCCATATTCTGGAAGCGGTTTCAATTTGGCACCAATACAATTCTTTGAGCATTGATCTGCGAATCAAAAATTTGCTCGTAGTGATATCCGTATGGTGGAGGAGGCAATGTTGGCTGCAGAACAAATACCGGTTGTGGTTGAACATAAACTGGTTCGTTTACAATGTAGGGATAGGGACGAGCTAATTCAGCACCGATAACAACCCCTGCTGCCAATGGCACCCAACCACAGCCTCGGCATCCGCCACGATAGTAACCACCGTGATGCCACTCGTGAGCATTAGCATTAAATGTTGCTAGAACTGTGAACGCTACTAAAATCGATGTTATAATCTTCTTCATAATAACTCCCTATATTATCAAACACATAAAAATGCCAAGTACGATTAGGTTTATTTCGATATACTGTATATGTTTTATTTTTTAATCTTAGTTTTAATGATCTAAAAAATCGACAGTTAATATATTCAAACTTTTTCATATTATTGACCAAATGATTGTGTAAACACCTGTCCACGATAGTTAAAGGTCACAGTTGAACCTTGCTGAATAGTAACCGGAACATATCTGCAGACTTCACGCACTTCTGCTCTAGCACCGTCGCGACCTGCTTCGTTACCAATCGCACCACCAATAAGAGCACCAGCAATACCGCCAACTAGTCGATCATTGCTATTGTGACCCAATGTGCTGCCAATCGCACCACCGGCAATAGCACCAATTGCGGTGTCACCTCGGCTGTTATCACGAACTACTTCACGCTGTTCACATTGTCGTTGTTGAACGGTGACATAACGGGGTTGAACGTTGACCACTGTGGCAACTTCCTGTGCTAGGCATAGACTGCTGGCAAAAATCAAAAACATCGATGCGGTGACTTTTTTCATATTGAACTCCAAAAATAATTGACAGACTTCCCAGGGCGTGTAGAGCCTCTGCCGAGCCTGAAGTATCTAAACTACTGCTATCCGCTACGCGAACTTGCCCCTGCGAAAGCATATATATTTATTGTACGGTATTTCTAACTAGTTGTCAAGGGGTATTTTTTAATGTACAAACAAAAAACGGAATATGTATCTTGGGCAAATGAAAAGTAATCCCAAATATTTTCAATATTCTCTCAACAAGTTGTATAAACTTAATCATCAAGTTCATCACAAAGTTGTTTAGCCAAAGTTTAATATCGTTTATTATTTTATTAAAATCCAGTTCAGGAATCTTCATATGTATATTCAATGGGAGTTTCCAATCAAACGGATTTCCAAATATTGGTAGTTTAAACTTATCTATTACTGATAATATTTCAGCAATAGTAACTTGTGCTTTCTTTAAAACTTTTTTGGCAAATTTTTCAAGAAGATTTTTAATATCATTTAAACTAGGTGGATTTGACAAATAATGTAATACTGTTTTTAGAAGCTGGGCTATTGCTGTTTTCCAAAGATTATATAAAACAAATCCATTTTTTACTATCGAATCATAGATTTTTAAACCTGTTTGGATTAAATCTATAATCAGTCTAATCTTTCTAGACAACTGATCCCATAAACTTGCCACAATGTGTTTGACAATGTATTTGATTAGTTCCGATGGACTGTTTAGATTTTTAAACAACGGAAAAGGAATACCCAGTAATCCAAAAATCCTTTTAATCTCTGCTAGAAACTTATCATATGCGTTTTTGAATTTTGCCAATAATTTATTAATGATTTTTTCTATAACGCAGGTAATATCTGGATTGAATAAATCACTAATGTGTAAATCAAACACAGGCAATTTTAAATCTATCACACCTAGACCAAATCTTTTAAGTGCTTCATATAAAGCATATAACACATTCCATACAGGTTGATATGCTGCCTGCATGGCATAGTTGTAAACCCGACTAGCAGTTTCTTTAGCATCGTTTTCTGGATTAATAATGCCTGTTTTTACACAGCCGCCCATACAAACAATAGGAACATATACACCAGTAACTGTGGTCGAAGTAGTTGACGCAGGGTAAGCCTTGGATAGACCATCAGCAATAGCCTGCATGTTAAACCCATGAATAGGATCTAATATCAAAGTCGACGGAGTTAAACTGGATTCAATGGACATATTATTTTAATGCGATACCTGTTGTACCTTGAATATATTGATCTGCGGCATCTTGTTTACTAGCGCTGATTGCCATGACATGTGTCTTGCTTAGTGTAATAAACTCATCACTACCCAGAATCATCCAAGGCATCATTCCCAGTCCTTGTGCGTTCATGGTCAATGCCAATGGGCGATTGATTTTGATAGTGGTGTCAGTTTCTTCTTCAAACCGTGCAATGATTTCATCACTGTTGATCAGTTTCAAACTAACAACATCGCCCGATTTATAACCTTTATTAATTAGTAACATAGTTTCCTTCTTTATCTATTTCTTGCCAACTATAATCGCCTAGGTATTTAACCCTTGCAAAATATTCATAATCTACTGGTGGACCTGATGACCATTCATCGGGCCCTTGTAGACATAGTCTTGTAAATTTATGCCTAGTATCATAGACCAGCCAATAGTTTTGACCATGCGAAACTTGAAAGTCATATTTTGCTGCGTGTACAGCATCAGTTATTTCCAGTCTACGTTTGATTTGATTGGCTTGACGCTGCAATACTTCAACCATTTCCATTATTCTATCATATTCCTGTTGAGCATGTAGACGTGCTACATTCAGCATTACATCTTTTTGCTTTTCAACAGGAACTAGATCAAATTTAGGACCGCCCGCTTCTGTAGCGTAAGGAGTAACATTCCTATTAAAAAACGGAACAATTAATCCTCCTACTTCTACATCATAGCTAGATCTGCCTTTGGCAGAATTAGTGTTCTGTGTCATCCTTTGTTGGCATTGTGCACAATGCTTCTAAAGTTTTATAATGTTCGTAGGCCTTTTGTAATGCCTCAAAGTGTTCAAGTTTTTCTGGATCAGGAACCAATATGGCCAACCGACTTTCAATGGTCTCTAGCATATCTCCTAGACTGCGACCCCTCCACTTGATATCGCCTTCGAAGTTTGCATCACCGCTGACTTCCAGGGAACTCTTGGGATTAAAGCCAGCTGAAGATATTGTATATGGACCAGAATTTCCATAATTTGACCAAGAAGCTCCGTTAGCACCAGCACTGGTTAATATTGATCCAGAACTTCCTGTTGCACCTGTACTTATAGTAATGTTGCCGCTAGGCATATTCCATAGACTAGATAAACTAGACAAATCCAAAGTAGTCAATGCCGGGAGTTCTTGACTTTCAAGTCCCGGAAACTCTTCAATCTCTTGGGCAATAATGCCAATTGATGGTTTATCATCAAACTCAACTTCAAAAGAATTTACCTTTTCTAAGGCTTCTTTGAGTTTATCAAGTTCTTCTTTAGTCGCCATATCCGCCAGCCGTTTCCTCAATGTATTTTTTGAGTTCGGTAAAGCCGCCAACTAGTTGGTCATTAATAAAAATCTGTGGAACAGTACGTGCTGTTGGTACTGCTTCTAATAGTTCTTCTTTAGTATAGCCGTCACCGATTTTCTTTTCCTCGTAGGGAATACCACGTTGCTTTAATAATGCCTTTGCCTGATCGCAAAAGGTACAGTTATACTTACTCCAAACAATAGCCTTTGTCATAATGTTATCTCCTTTTTAGTTATTAAGTTTAACAGTTTTTCTTTGTATTCGCAATTTGTTAATAGTTTTTTAAATGCTTGTTCATTGGCATCTAACTTATCTCTATATTTTTTTACTAAAAACGCATGTACTGCATTATTTGTTTTTAGTTCTTCTTTTAATGTTTTTAAATAGTTTATTGATCGTTGTACACTACGCATTAAAGGAAACTCTGATTTAAACATAGTAAGACGTCCTAAATTATCATAATCAAAATCGTCATCTTCTGTATCATAAAACTCGCTATTTAAAAACCAAAATCCTTTTTCGTGTAACCATTCAATACCTTTACTTATTCCCATGTATATGAAAAATATATCAGCACTTTGAAACGCTATACTTTTAACAGTTTTTTCTGAGAATAAAAATCGTTCAGTAACTACAGCACCAGTTTCAAACACTATATTTGCAACAGATGAGTTATAATCAGTGTAGGAAGATATATGCATCTGTTGCCACGACCATCTATCTAGTAGTTGGCCACTTATGCTAGAAGTATATGGAGTTTCTGTTTTAAAAATATGAATATCTTCGGGGTCAACTTTTGAACGAAAATACTCTATTGTTTTTTTTCTAAAAGGTTTATAGTTATCAAATCTATTGTACACTCCCACAAGGTGTTGTTTTTCTTTATTAGGATAATAGTTCAAATAATAAAACCCAAACGCATGATAATGCAAATAAAGATTAATTGAATAATCTACAATACATCTAGGATTTTCAGATTGATTTATTCCATGTGGATAAATGAAAATTGTATTGGATCTTTCTAACAGGCTTTTTATATACTGCATATTAGTAGGATGCTCTGCTTCGTCATCTTGCCTGGAAAATATAAAATAATCTATATCATTTTCATATTTTTGAATAATATGAAAGGCATCAGATGACACAGGCATTACCATGAGTTTTATATCACAATAGTTTATGTCGTCTAAATTTTTACTAAAGTGATAACAATGTCCACCTTCCTTAATTTTAAACTTGTTAGGATGGTATATTTTACTGGACGTGACAAACGCATCCAGCATCTCAATCTCCCCATTGGTTAGGGGATACAAGAAAGGCGTTAATATATCATCTCTAACAGACGGGCTGGTAACAACACCGATATTCATTACAATCCCTATTATAGATCGGGCAACTCGTCGTAACTAACATTATCGCTCATTACTCCGATAACATAGTTAGTAGATTCATTTTCTTGCAATGCTGTTTGCTTTTTATTGATGTTAACGTGTTTATTAAACCAAGGAACAGGATTACTCTTAGGATGATCTTCTAAATATTTAATTCCTATTTCCTTCAGTCGTGTAAATGCTGTATAATCCACAAAGTCTTTTAGAATAGTAGCATTAAGACCGATCACAGGACCTTTTTTGAACAAGTAGTCAGCCCATGCTTTTTCTTCTGCAATAACTTCTAAGTACATGGCGTAGACTTCTTCGGCACATTCTTTTTCCAGTTCTGCAAAGTCTGCATCTTCTTTGACTGTTTGATTAATAATCCAAGCAGTCCACTCTGCGTGTAATAATTCGTCTTGTAAAATCAAACTAATAATGTTACCATTGCCAATGTAGATTTTATTTTCCACCATGGCTAAACTAGTAGCAAAAGAGACCATGAATCTCAGTGCTTCGAGTGCGTAACTGGCCTGCAAAGCCAACCAGATAGCACGTTTATGTTCCATTGTTGAAATTTCTTCACCCAATTCTTTGCGGCAGTTGAGTTCGTGTAACGCTTCGTAGTATCTACCGATATTAGCAGCCATGCCCACAATTTCTTGTGTATCATGGATTTTATTGAATTCTTCTTTGGGTACACCATAAACATTCCTAATAATGTGACTGTAGCTCTTTGAATGAATATTTGTTTCAAAAAAGCTCCAGTTGCTGATCAATGCTTCTAGCTCAGGGATAGATACCACTGGGCCAAAAACTTGATTCGGTGCACGACCTTGAATACTGTCCAAGGCTGTTTGTCTTAGAAGATTGCTAGTAAAGATATGTTTAACAGCATCACTAGCATCCTTATGATCCATTTTGTCTTTGGTAAGACTGATTTCTTCAGGAACCCAAAAGAATCCCCGTGCTAGTTCTTCAAACTTAGCAATCTTAGGATGACGGAATTCCTCAAATCTCTGTACTGTAACAGCACCATCTAAAAACATTCGTCGTTTTAAGTAGTTAGGTGCTACTGATAAATTATATTGTTCTTTACTCATTTTTAACTGCTCCAAACGTATCCTCTATCTTCAGAGAGATAGTAGTGTTCATATGTATATTGGTGTTCGATTCGAGAAGGTGCCGGTAACATTTCCCCTGTGGTAATCAAAGAATAAATTGAATCAGCAACTATTTTAGCCGTTTCTTCAGTTAAGTGATTAGCCATAGTATCTGGACTTTCTCTTAGTTTGGTCTTACCGTCATAACTCCAAGGCTCGACCATTCCCAGACTCTTTGTTTGTATATGATGATATTGAGATAAATGTCGCTTAAACTGTTTACGTCTTTTTTCATCGCTATACATAAAATCTTTTTCTTTTAAATCACCCGATGAAATAAAAACAACTTTAGGATCTAGTGATTCAACATGTTTTAAAATCAACTCCCATGTTAGAATCATATATTCATCGTCTGCTACAATAAACCAACCTCTTAGATATTCTAAAGTTTCAATAGCAGTATTGGTTAGTATGTCTTTATTCATTCTAATCATTTCTTCTACATTGTGTATGCTGTTTGGACGAAACATTTTTGTAGTCCCATCCTTATGCATCAATGGTAGTTCTCTTGAATAGTTTTCCCAATGTGTGACTACAAAAACATTAAGGTCAAAGTTTTTGTAATTCTTTAAAAACTGTTGATAAGAATATAATAAAGAACTACCACCCTTGGCAAAAGATTGCGAATAGTCAGCGTTCATTTTTCTTGCCAAAACTTTTGTCCAAGAAATATCGTGGCCGCTTTCGGCAAAACTATTTCCGTAATATGCTATTCTCATAATTTAATCCATTCGTTATCTTCTACAGGAATCCATCCGTTCCTAAAATACTTCACCATATTCATATAAGGACCGATAACTTTTGAATCATTAGTATAACATTTATTGTTCACTAATGTATATAACTTACAATAAGATGGCTTGCTATTTTCTGTCCATACTTGATAAATCGTACCTGCTTGTTTCCAAACAGATTTAGAGTAATCTGTTGCTCTGGGATGATTCCATGGCTTAACACCTGCACACGGGTTGTTACTTTTCATTCTTTCAGAAATTTGTTTTATAGTATCTTCTGAAAAAATTACATTAGTTTTATATCCTGTAACGCCTTTATTCCATGGACCGTTTAATTTTGAAGGATTATTTGGTCCCTGCATATATTCAGAATACTGCCGTTTCAACCACCCATATACTTTGTTGTTGCGTTGCTGATCTTTGTTTGCTGATACCATAAACATAGCGGCTTTGACTAGACGTATATTGTTAGGATGTATTTTAACTAATAGAAGATGACACAAATAATGTTCTTCTGGTGTTAGCGATACTAAGTTAGTTACGTCATCTGTTCCTCCAAGGCATCTCGGAACAATATGATGCTTTTCACTATATCCTTCTAATATTCTATGCTGTCCTCTCCTTACTATATTATCATATATCTTTTGGTAATTCATATAAGTTTTCTGCAAAACTATTTATCATAGTTTGCAGAAAACTTATAGTTTACAACTTGCAGGCTTCGCAAGAATCATCTTCCAGTTCAGCATATACTGTAACAGGTTCAGCTGGCACTAATCTATCACTTTGAGTATTTAAAGAAGTCTTTGCACCTACTTTATTGATCAATGAATAGTACATGGTCTTCAATCCCCACTTACTGGCCAGCATTAGATTCTTAGCAATCAGTGTGCCAGGAACTTTACCGTCCTTAAAGTGTGCTGGATTATAGAATGTATTTGTGCTTAGACTTTGGTCAATATAAGCGGCTAACACAGCACTGGTTTTCAAATAGTCAACACAATCGGTTTGGTCCCACATCAGTTGATAGCGGTTCTTTAATCTACGATAGTCAGGAACTACTTGCACGAATGAACCTGCTTTGGATTCCTTAACACTGATCAACTCCATGGGCATCTCAATACCATTAGTAGAGTTTAATACAACGCTACTGGACTCCACCGGAGCCACTGCCATTAAGGTAGCATTACGAATACCATATGTTTTCATACGTTCACGCAACGGTTCCCAATCCATACTAGGTGTGAAGTCTGTTAGTTCATCAACACCTGCGCTACGACGTTCCCAAGGGAATACTCCCTTACCGTAGTAAGTGTATTCGCTACGCTTACAGGCCCCTCTTTCTTGGGCAAGTTCTACACTAGTCTCGGTAAGGTAGTATGCTTGATGTTCCATCCAGCGTTTGACTTCTGCTAGAGCTTCTGCTGTGCCATATTTGTAACTACGACGGGCATGCCAAAAAGCCAAATTAGTAATACCAACACCCAGGGGTTCAAAATCTTCATTTGCTAGTTTACTTTGTACGCTCAAGAAATCTTGATAGTTCAGCAGGTTGCTCAGACTGCGTACTAGTACACGACAGGCTTTTCTCATTTCCTGAGGGTTACGGAAGGCACCCCAGTTGATGCTGCCAAGAGTGCAAAGAGCAATTCGTCCCTCTGGATCTTCAATTCTCTGGAAAGGACGGGTGGGTAAAAGTATTTCTTGGCATAGATTTGATTGATATATAGGATCTGTTGTCGTATCAAACGGGCCTTGGGCAATGACGTTGTCGACATTGACAAGATATATGCGCCCCGTATCAGTCCTTTCTTTAAGGATCTGATTTTTGAAAATCTCATCTGCCGATACGACTTTCTTTTTAATTGTCGGATGCTTTTCATAGTTTAAGTATAGTTGTTCAAACTCTTCGGTGCTACGATAGTAAGCCATGTACAAGTCTGGAACTTCGGCAGGATCAAACAAGGTAATGGTTTGTTTGTTCTTGTAACGATTCCAAAACATCTTATTAACAACTACGCTATAGTCCATTTGACGAACACGAGTTTCGTCTGTACCTTGATTGTTTTTCAATACAATAAGATCTTCAAACTGATAATGCCACAACGGAAATGTAACTGTACAACTGGCGTTTCGAATACCGCCTTGTGAGCAACTACGTAGATCTGCGAACCATTTCTTCAAGAATGGTATCAAACCCGTATGCTTGATTTCTCCATTGCGAATTGGTGCTCCTAACGGGCGAATTCGGCCGATTTCCAGGCCGATTCCAGCTCGTTTTGAAGCATATTTGGCCATCATTTCGCCTGCGGCAAATATACTGTCCAGGGTGTCATCGCTACTGATAAGCACGCAACTTGAAAACTGCTTAGTGGTAGTGCCCAGCCCAGCCAATACTGGTGTAGCAAGGGTAAAGTGGCCATCGCTGGCACATTCATAGTATTCTTTAACATATTTTAATCTCTTGTCTTGGGGTTCACCATGGAAAGCAGTAGCAGATGCCACAGCATAACGAACTTGCGGGGTTTCATAGATAGTATTAGTGGCACGATTTTGCACTAGATACTTTTCACATAGTTGGGCAATGGCAGCATAGGTATAGCTTTCGTCCTTGGCATGATCGATAAACAAATCAATAATGTTCCATTCATCTTCTGTATACCAATCTAAAAGTTCAGAGGTATACATACCCAGTTCTACATTACGTTTAACAATGTCGTAGAGTTTAGGAGGAGTATAACTACCATAAACTTCTTTACGCAACATACTAACACGCTGACGTCCAGCTACGTATTGATAGTTTACATTATTGATTTCTGGATTTTCTGTTTCATCAATCAAATCTACCATGGCTTTTAACAATAGTTCATCTATTGTCTTTGTGGTCATGCCATCGTGTAGTTCTATTTGTGCTTTAATTTCTACCATGCTAGGACTAACTCCGTCAATCCCGTTACATGCATGGGCTACTTGTCTCTGTATTTTGGAGATGTCCAAAGGAACCTTCTCCCCATTACGTTTGACCACTGTGATCATATATTGTTTTAACTAACCTTCTTAAATGTGTCGAGGAAGATATTTACCAACCAACTCAAAGTTCGATAATATTTTCTACCAAAAACGACTCGGGTATATCTTTAAGGGCAAAGGGCTCATTATCTTTGTAGTTTATAGCCCATTCTCCGTCTACACAAACTATATTATAGTATGTTTTTCTAGCATTGTCTACGAGACTACGCAGTTCTATTACAGAATTTTTAAACTTCTCTGTATATTTGAGCGAATATGCCATCATTAGGGCCTTTGTGAAGTCATCGTAATGATTCTCCACAATAATGTCCCACGGTGTTGGCCATGATTTACGATTGAATTGATCAATGTTGTGATTGTATGGTATGTATGGTGCATCACGCCAAAAGTCAATCACACATTGTAATGGTTGTTCGCAAGTTTCTAACTGGGCGCGAAACTGAGCCCAAGACGATATTCTATCGTCTGTTGACCGATTAAACATTTATTAATTCATTAAGGTTAGATCTACTTCCACTGATGTAGGAACTGTGTCTACATTTATGGCTGTTAATTCAACATAGTTTGAAAAGTTACTATTAGCTATTTGTACATCTACTATATCTTGAATATCAAAAGAAACTGTACCAGTTGTAGTAAAGTATAACACATATGAAGATAATGTAGAAATATAAGACGATGTTGTTACCAAATATTTCTTAGTTAAATCACCATTTTTATAGATATAAGGTTGTAACAAACTTGATGTGGTATAGGTAACTGTTTGTGTTGATAGTATTTCAATACTAGGGTCTTGAGCAGTAGAAAATACATAAGAATTAACAGTTGTTGAAGACCACGATGCGGTACCATTTGAAAATATAACTGTGGTTAATCCTCCAACAGATGTTGTTGCAGTTGTATCAAGTTGAATAGTAGCAATACCATTAGTTACAGTAAATGTGTTAACGGTAGCTGTATAAGATCCGTTAAACGGTGCAGTTGGTGATTCAAAGGTTATTTTAGTAGTTCCCGGAATAATGTATGTACTTGTACCATTTTGCCAATTAAACTGGGTAGAAGTGTTGCCGGCAACCAATCCACTAGAGTTAAGGGTTCCCCATGGATAGAAGAATCCTCCTTGAGCTATAATACCTTGTTGCGAATAGAATAGATTAGTGGTAAATTTTAAGTAAGGAGAAGTTCCAGCAGTATTTTCTTCAAACTGATATTTGTCTGTTACCGAAGCAAATCCATCAGGTATTGTTGTAGAACCTGCTGTGGATATACTCATAACCAACTGTCCTTGCCTAGACATATTGGCGTTATATGCATTATAGTTCATTGTTGCAACTTGTGAGTTAGCAGTCATTGGTATTCTGAGAACACTGACTATACCAGTATTTCCTGGAATCGTTTTCTTAAATGTAGTTCCACTACGCATTATCGAGTTAGCGGATATTAAAGGATATTGATATTTTCCAGAAGGTGTTGCAGTCAATGGATTTATTCCCGAACTATTAACTAGTCTATCAAAATAATCATGATGTGACTGGAATCCTTTGTCATTAACAGTGATAATATTATTAGTTTGAGTTGTGTCACTTTGGAAGTTATTACCTACATTAACAAACGAGTTAAACGCACTAGAAACATAAGACTGTACAGCATTAGTGGAAGTACCAATAATCATGGCCTCGGCACTAATATACTCAAACATATTGTTTTCTACATTTCCGTTGATACCCCAAGCATTGCCTGACGGTGCAGATGTAACAACACCGTTATTCAACCAACTGAATTTATTTCCTGTAATAGAAAACTTATCAATGGTACCTGTACTTATGATACCAGTTGTTAACCCTTGGAATGTACAGTTATTGATCTTGATATTTTTAAGCACAGAGATTGTGACATCTGTTATAACTGGTTGGCTACTGCGTATTTGAATAGCTGTAATACTAGATGTAGAAGTAGTACTTAAAGGATTACCAAAATAAACATCGTCAATGGTTACATCTTGAGCATTATCTAAACTTAACAATGTGCCGCCATAGGGATTTTGATTAGGCGGTTGAATAGTCATGCCTTTTAGTTTAATAGATCTAGGCACAGATGCTGGACTTAAATTCATACCTTGACTGAATGTAGTTCCTGTGGAGTCTACTGTTTGGAACAATGCGCCATTATAACCAATCATATTAGTAGCGGTCAGCACTGTCATAGCAGAACCTTCGCCTACTAGTGATGTATACGGTGGAAGAAATACAGGGCTACTTAATGCCCATTGACCTGGTGGTATTTTAATGCTATAAGGTCCCAATGCGGTAGGACCATCGGTTCCAGTAGTTTGAAAAACAACACCACCACCAGTTTGTAAAGGACCGCCGGTTATACCTATAGCATTTTGTAGTGCTATGGTAATATCGTTGTTTAATGGAGGCCATATGCCGCCCGGAGCAAAATCTGTTATACTAACAAAGTTATCCAGTTTAGTATAAACACCATAACTAGATGTAGTTGCCAGTGTTTGGGCCTTGCCGTTATTGGTCGCAATCCCGTAGGTTAAGTTATCAGCGCCTAAATTACCTTTAAATCTATAAGAACTTGTATTTAGATTAGTGATTGTTAAATTCTGAGATGCCATTGTCAGAATAGAATTTAAATCCTTTTCTGTCAGAATACGTGTGTTACTATCATCACTAGCCCCAGTAAAGACACCATCTTCATATTGTCTCTTACCAATGTATAAGTTTTGTGTATCTACAGCCCAAGCAAACTCACCTGGTGCTAGTTGCGGCACACCATTGTTGGCACCTAATTCGGTGCCGCGTCTAACTTGTATTTTGGCAATTTCAATAATCGGCATCTAAATATCCTCTGTATAAGGATATTTATGCTTACTGTGTGAGCAACTGTCGGTAGCCCTGTAGACCTATGGTGTAGTACTCTTCGACTTTCTTTAACCAAGCATCTTGCCATTTATTAAAATCTTCAGGTTTCAATGTAAACTGTTGATATTGAAAATCCCTAGAGCACATAAAGATATGTCCTTCACGGATATCTGTTCCATATACTTCGTTGTGTGCTAGAATATAGGCCATGAGTTGTAGGTAATAATCTTCAACCCATTCTTCTTTCTTAGGCTTATTGGTTTGTTTATAATCGCAAACTGCGGGCTTGCCTTGATATACGCCCACTAGGTCAGTAGTTCCGCTATATAGTCCCGGGAAGTATAGGCTTTGTTCCATGGCCCAAATTTCGTCCATTTTGCTTAGACCATTTTCAATAATAACATCAGCCATTTTATTGGCTTGTACATGTACAGGGTTATTTCCGGGTTGGCGTTGTTCACCTACAATAAAACGTTCCAAGTTGGCATGCATAGCAGTACCAACACCACTGGCTTCTTTGGTAATCTGTGCGGCGTTGGCTTCGCCCACCCGTTTTTTCCATTCATTCAAATGTGTCATGTCTTTCATGGCACTAAGAATGGTTGTTACACTGGGTAAAGATTCTCCGTCTGGAGTTTGGTAGACACGTTTTTTTGTAACAGGATCATTAACCTGCTTACAGTTTTTATATTGGAATCGTTCTACGAATGGAGGGGGAGTAAAAGTTAAAGTCATATTGTTAATTATAACACATATGACCTATTAATACAATTATTTAAATGCCGTTTTGGCGTTATGAGCAGCCATACTGTCTATACTAGGGCCACCGTTACCTGCTTTTGGGGCAGCAGTATCTTGGGGCTCAGCATTGGGATCCTGAGTAGTTGTTTTTAAGATAACAGTACCGTCATCTTTGATATCCTGAATAACATCACCTTGCGGATCAATATTATTTTTTAAAGCAATTAGACCATCGGGAGTAGCAATACCCAAAGCAAATGGACGAATGATATTTAGAACAGCCTTGAATGGGATTTCACTAGTTTGTCCATCCATATTAGCAAGGCCTTGAAGAACTGCTAGAACTTCTCTAGCAGATCCTTGATCTACTTCAAACAATCTCATTTTGCTAGTCGAGCAATAATGCTATGTGCTTCTTGTAGTTTTCGAGCACGACGAACTTCACGGCTTTCGCGCATTTCACGTCCGGCAGTTACATCACCGCCAACGGCTGCATCACTTGCACCAAACTCGTCACCTGCTGGTTCTGGATTCATATCATCTGGGGCGCTCATATCAACACCTGGTTCCATTCCTGTATCCATTGGATCAGTACCCATTGGTTCTGCAGGAGCAGCGCCGCCAGCTAGAGCAGCAACAGCATTGCTGATAGCTTCACGTTGTTGTGTCAATGTTTCTAGTGTAGCACTTAGAGCTGGAGCAACTGTTTGTTTAAATGCTTCGGCTTCTGCTTGACCAAAGTCGGCACGAATACTATCAGCTAGTTCAATGATAGCCTTGGTTTGGTATTGACCAACACGTTGCATCCAACTTGTATAATCGTTAACAATGTCGCCAGCGGCTGTGATTGTCTTGGCTTTGGCTTCTTCGTCTTCCATTAACAAGAAAGCAAGACTTTCATTTACAAAACGAACATTGTGTTTATATTGGCTTTCTTCTAACTTACCTTGCTTGGCTAGTTTAGCACGAACAGCACCGGCTACACGTTCACCTGCTGCCTTGCTGCCATAACGCTTGCCTGCTGACTTAGCAATCTTGGCAAAGTTCTTACCTGGTTTGCCTTCGTCTTTACCTTCAAATGTACCCATGCACTCTTTGCAATCACAGTCCTTAGGATGCTTCATGCCTTCCTTCATCTTGTGTACACGGCCTTTGACCGCAGCTTTAGGAGCACCGCCTAACATACCTTGTAGGTGGCTAGTATCTTTTTTACCGCTATCGCTGGAGTCTTTATCAAACTCTTTTGACTTTTTAGTGTGTACTGTACCAGTAGATGTTTTCTTCTTGTTGAAGCGGCTAGGAGTATCTTGATCAGCATTACGATCACCGTCAAAGTTTTCTTTGACATCATATTCTTTACCACCGACTTTGATTTTTTCGCCAGGTTGAACACCATCTTTTTTAGCATCACGAACTGCTTTGCCAAAGGCATTACCTTCTAATTCTTTTTTATCTTTCTTGATAGTTTCTTTTACTTTAGCACTCTTAGCAGCACTTTTCATTGGCTCTGTTTTGTTGCCATCTTTGTCTAGATCTAGGAAGTCTGGTTTAGCACCCTTTGGCTTCTTTGTGGTCTTAACATCTTTTTTGTTTTCGTTAAGTTGGTCGATCTTGTCGCGTAGTTGTTTCATTTGTTCGCCTAGCATTTCTTTAATCCTTGTGTTTAGCAATTCTAACATTGCTTTGTCTTTTTGGTAAGTCTCATTGGTCAACAAATCATTGATCTTTGCTGATCCTTCTTGTTGAAAAATACGGGTACGCAACTTATTACGAAAGTCTTCCAACTGTTCGCGATTGTACTTGTTTAAATTAACCTTGGAACCAAACTGCTTTTCTAGATTAGTTTCTAATAAAGTGCTTGTGACAGGTTTGTTAAAATCGGTAGTTTTCATATTGAGTTCCAGAAAATTGGTTAATGTTATTTATACCAGTTTGATAAGTTTCTCGAAACTATTAATGATGGTCTTTTTATGCTCTTGTTTTTTGTAGTGTGCTATGCTGTGCTTGGATAAAAAAATATCAAATTTCTCGATACTTTTATTCAACATGGCACGTTTGTATAGTTTCTCTTCAAACTCAGCAAATCCGTAACGTTTATCTTCTTCTAATAACTTAGTATCTTTGTAATATCCAAGGGCTAGTTTATTAGCAACAATAATGGCAGTTTGTGGCAAGTTAATGCCTGTTACTACTTCTTCGTCACAGAAGTCTAATATTGTATACCCATTAGGATCTTTTACAATAGTATATGTTCCCACTGTTATAGAACCGTCATCCTGTTTGACAGGAACTACAAGACCTTTGCGACGAAGATCTTGTTTGACTTCTTCGCTGATTTTTTGTATTCGTTTGTAAAGTTCTTCAGGTATTGTTTTCATTGATGTTTTTAACTAAAGTATTGTTATCTTTACTTATAGTATATACACCCTTACGAACAAGACTTTGAGCAAGCCAGTGATCGTGCTCATCAAGACTACTGATTTTAATGCCGTTGTCATGATGTTCAATGAAGTGTTGTTCTTCATTGGTTACAGGTAAACTTATGCCTGATAGGAGTTGATGGATTTTCATCCCGATACTCCCGGTTGTGGATTTAATGTTTCTGGAGGAGGTTCCTGGCCTTGTATTTGGCGTAACTTGGCCATTAAGTTACCCATTTGTGTTTGTAAATCTTGAACTGTTGCTGGCTGTTGACCAGGTTGTTGGGTTTCAGCATCTTCGGCTTCTGGTTGAGTAGACTGTGGTTGAATAGGTTGACTTGTAGCCTGTCCCACTTGTTGCTGAGGTTGTGGAGGAACTGTGGTAGGAGCACTGGGTGCTTTAGTACTTGGGGCAAAACCAGTAGGTTGAGTTGTCTTTGGAGTATTAGAAGTATTGGGTTTTGGTTCTGTATTAGGAATAGGGCTATCACCACTGGGTTTGCCGCCGGCTGGTACAGGTCCTACAACATTACCAGGAGTGGTATTGGTAGCCTGAGGTAATGTTTGTTCAACTAATTCTCTGATTTTCATATTAATGCTTTTGTAATATCATGACAAGAACACCGATAATACCAGTAATGATAGTGCCGGCGGTACCAATGATAACTTTGGCCATGCTGTTGTGGCCGTCTTCGATTAGTTTTTTAAGATCGCCAAACTTTCCTTCAATAGAAGTTAATCGCTTGTCAAGATTGTCATAACGTTGAGCACATAAGTCTACATGCGCTTCTAAATTTGTTTTTTCTATATCAATTATTTGACCATTGGCCATTTTATTCACTCCTTCAGTTGGTGTAGTACGGATTGCCTTAAGTTGTGCCTAAATGAGCCTTGATGATTGTGTTTTTAGTAGCAACGTTCTTACAATCGAAAATTGCCTTCGCTATATTTATAGTTTCTGTTAAATTTACAATGATCGGAACACCGTCTATGTCTTCTATTAGCCCACCTATAGGATCACCGTTGTCTAAATATACAAAAGAACGATCAGGACTAAACACAAAAGACCATACACGGTGTTTTCCTTTATAGCTGCTACCAAATCCCAGTCCATCTATTTCACATTCTTCATACTGTGGTTTATTATCGTAGGACACAATACTACGCAACTCCACACATTGTCTTAGTGTAATAAAATTTCTATTTTGGTCATACTCCAGCTGACTTCCTTGATTAGGTCGATTGACCTGCGTGTTGGTAATATCAACTAATGTATGTATTTCTATTCTGTCCATAAACTACCTATATAATATATTTATAGTCGTAAAAAAGGGAGTTAAAAACTCCCTTTATTTTTAATCTAATGTTTAGATTATAGTGTTGGGCTAGTTGTAGCAACAACACCAGCGAATACTGTTGCTGTAGACAAGTTGAAGCCGTTAACTGTACCTAGTGCTTGAACAGCAGCGGTTAAAGCTGCTGTTACAGTACTAGCAGTAGTGCCTTCAACAGAACCTAGGCCTAGACCGCTTGGAGCTGTTTGACCAGCTACGCTACTTAGAACGCCTGTGTCTTCAATGGCAAAGTTAACATAGGTTGCTGTAGTACCGTTATATGTTGGTGTACCGATTAAACCAACAGTAGCAAAGCTGTCCAAAGCTGTACGGAAGATTTGATCTAACGCACCGTTGGCTGTTGTAGCGTCGCTTGTTGTTAAGTTTCCGCTAACTTGTAGGTTGAAGAAACTTAGTGTTGATGGACGTTGACTTGGTGCAACGACATAACCGTGAACTCTTGAAATACCTGCTGACATAATATATCTCCTTTAATCATTTATGTCCATTCCGCTCCGGAATGTTTTTTATGTAAAGATATTTATGCCTTTTGGAAAAAAATGCTTATAATGGGTATTATTCGTCGTCTTTTAGATCACCTTCGATGATCTTAAGACCTCGAGCGGTTTCTTTACTGTCTCGTAGTCGACGAATACTGCGAGTAAACTTGCTGGCATCGCCGCCTTTGATGCTATTAATAAGTCTACGCTCTAATTCATAGGCTTCCTTGGGATTAAAGTTTTCTTTGATAAGAGTTAATAGATTGATAGCACTATTGATAACGTGCGTGGCGCGAGCTTCTACGATAGCTTCGCCATTCTTACGTTCGGATATACTGTTAAGTTCTTCTAATAAACTACGGGTAGCACGTTTCAAGGCAGTTTCCTTTGTTACTGTAATATTTAGTATAACATACTGTTTGAGCAAAATAAAGACTTGACATTCATGTTGCGGTGCCACATACTTGTATAAATAAATATATCAGTAGAAACACTGATAGACAAAACTCACACAGAAAGGAAAACACAAAATGTTAACATATATTACATTAGTTCTAGCAAAACTAGGAGAAATGTTTAGCTCGAAACAAACCAGTTTAGAGCGTTTTATTGAAGCTCAAAACCCAACCAATGCTGCTGAAGTAGACTACTATATTCGCCAGTACGATCGTATGAGTCGCCGTGGGAGTTATCTATGATCAGCAAAATCTTTAAGAAATCTAGCTGGTTCCTGGTAACTGCCCTAGCAATTTACGCTACACAAATGGCTCTGGCCATAGAACTGTTTGCCAATGTTAAGTAAGGCTGAACTATGCCGGGCCAAACTATTAGAAGGGTACTACCGAATGAGTACTCTAAATATCGCAACCACCTTAAAGCCTTGGATGCAGAATCTAGGACACTTCGGTTTGCTAATCCAGTCTCTGATCTTGTAATCGATCAATTCTGCGACCGTGTAGAAGCGGAACCACATCAACATATTCTATTTGCTATAGAAGATAGTGATCTAAATTTTATTGCGGTTGGTCATATTGCCTTAGAAGACAATAACATGGAACTGGCCTTTAGCGTTCACAAAGAATATCAAAAGCAGGGCATGGGCAGCAAGCTAATGGGACGTTGTATTCAATGGTGCCGAATTCATAATAGATTATCAGGTACCATGGTTTGTCTAACATATAATTCTGCCATACGCCACCTATGCCGTAAACATGGTATTGCTGTAACTACAGAAGCCGGTGAAGCACTGGCCGACATTAAACTGCCGACAGCTAATGTCACAACATACATAGACGAATCATTAGATACGCAACTAGGTGTATTAGATTACTGGAGTAAACGTAGTCTGGTAAAAACTAGTCTACTATTTTAACCATTACAGCTTTATTACACAGTATAAGACTGTATAATAAATACATAGGCAGTAAAGTTACTGCTTACACAGACATAACACACATAAAGGAAAAATATCATGTCACAATTTGAAACACCTAAACTACCAGAAGTTAAATTCAACAAAAACGGTTATGAAATTCGTACAGACATCCTAGCAATGGCCAAAGATATGGTTCAAAGCGAATACAGTACCAAGTTTGCTGGATGGGAAATGAGCGCCAAGCGTGATGAGAAGACTGGTCAGATCGTTACCACAGTAGGCATGCCTGAGTTCCCAGGACTAGACAAAGTTCTCGAAACTGCTGAAAAAATGTATGAATTTGTAAATGCCGGAAATACAAAAAAATAATATTAAATAATAAGCGATATAAAGATGTCAGGGCATAGCCCTTATAATATGTTCGTAGAAAAAGAAAGCCCCTTAACTGGGGCTTTTTTTATGGTTTAAGTTTACACTTATCAAAGTGATGGTTAATCATATTAGGTTTACCTCCTATCTTACCGCAATGAGGACAAGTTATTTTTATATTGTTTGGGTTGTTTGATCCTTGAAAGTTATGTGTTCCTTTAGACAATCTTTCTATATTAGATTTATGTTGAACTTCTCCCCCGAGGAACGGATGAGTTCCATTCTTTACCTTGTTAAGTTCTTTTTCGCGAGCCCATTCTTTGTTTAAGAAATGATGGTTATTATTTGCTAATCTAATATTTGCTCGTTGACTTGCTGTTTCACTATTTTGCCAGTTATGGGTGCCTTCGCTTATTCGCTTCTGATTTATTTTACGAGCAGTTTCGGGATCATTTCCGTCTCCTGCCTCAGGTTTAAGATTAGCCCACTCACTACTTTCAACTATGTTCCAGAGGTTGCTATAATACATTCCCCAGGATTTAGCATCGAATGAATTTTGACATTCTCGAAGTATTTCTGTAGTATAATCTTTACCATGTGTTTCGAGATGGCGTTTCCAGTACAAACCAGATCCTGTATACTTATGAGGATCTTTTGCTGTAGTTTTGCCGAGATATTTTAACCCAGTTTTATTATGGGTTTTGACATAGAGTTTGTAAATAGTCATGCTGATTGTTTCCTTTAAGTTATTACAATTAGAGCTGTCGGATGTTAGCGCATCGCGGACGGCATTTTTATTTATATAATTATCGGTTTAGCCGATAGGTACTCGGGATAGAGTTTATTAAAGTGGCGAAGGACCACACCAGCGATAGCATGTGCCTCATTCTCATGCGGGCTACCAGTACGCCCGCTATCTGCTTCTAGTTCGTGTTCTGTGTCTTGTTTATAGTGTACAAGTTCGTGAGCAACAGTACGCAGTATATCATTAGGATGACGATTTAGTAAGGCAACATACAGAGTTTTTTCACTATTTTCGTACTTACCAAAAGTAGGTTGAACATCATCGTGTATATGCGCTTCAAACTTCATAGTAGGCAAAGACTTTAGGCCGATATAGTGCATGGCAACAGGCAAGAACTTACGGAACATTTCCATAAAGTTTGTTTTATGATGTTCTAAGCCTTCAATGTCTTCTAATAGTTCTGGAATACGCATTGTGTATTTATTAGTCCCGCTGACTTTATACGGGGCACACTACGCGGTGCAGTGAAATTTCGCGGACGCCTTTGCCGTGGCTTCCAACGGAACCTAAGGTAGGTGTTCTTCAGGATATGGCAATCCTGCCATACCTAATCCAAATCTTACAAGCCCATCATACAGGGCTGTAAGGATTGCGAGGCCTATCGTAGCCATCGTCTTCGGGATAGACTGGATATTCATTCAACATTACTGTCCAAGATTAAACTTCATACCAGTGGCTTTTTCCACTTCAGTCATTGTGGTTTGATACTTTATTTATATTAAAATCCGGCGTTGGTTAACCTTGCGGCTATTTCATTTAAGGCTTGACTAATAGTAGTAACTGTTGAATGCCAGTTAGCAGGGACTGCTGGAGTATAACTCATTGTAGATGGTTGAGGGGTTCCGTCAACCCATGCGCCTTGATAGTAGATGTACAAACGACCACTGTTACTATCCCACCATAATAAACCATCATGAGGATTACTAGGTGCAGATGATCCTGAAAATGTTAATGAGCTACCGCTTAATGGTAATCCACCTGGAGTAACACCGTCGCTGTATTTTAATATAGGCGCGATACCTGTGGCAGTGGTCTGTGCGTAGAATAATCGACCTTCTTCACCTACATAGGTGTCGCTGTCAATGTTTAGTGCTCTGCTTGAGTAAACCTTATGTGATATAGGCACAGTTTACTCCTTAATCATCTACTGGTTCGTCACCAACTAATTCTTGTTTAATAAGTGGGTTTATGCCTGCCATTTTTTTCATACGAGCAAGTTCGTCGGGTTGTTGCTGTTCTTTAGCATCTTGTTCTTGATCGATTTGATCAAATCCTTGATTAAACTCGTTATCAACATTGACAGATCGTTTCAACAATTCAATCTTTTGTTGAAGTGGAGGAACCATTGTGGTTTTTTCACTATCATCTGTGTTACTAGGTGTAACTGGTGTTAGTGTACCAGCAGGCACAGGAGCAGAAGTTTGTGCTACAGGCTGTTGTTGTGGAGCAGGTGTTGTTGGTGGGGTATTATTAATAACAACTACAGATGGTTGTGTTGTTGAACTAGAATCAATCCCACCCAATAACTCTGCTAGACCTGCTAATATTTCGCTTGCTCTCATATTTGTTTCCTGTTTGTATATTTATTAGGTGACGCTGTTTCTTTTACCAAGGAACATTTGGCTAATGCGTACACCGTACCAGGTATTTGTATAGGCATTGTCTCCGAAATAGTTAGTA